TCTCTAGGTCATAAGTGATGATTGGCGACAAATCATTTTGTATGATAACATCAAGGTCGAAAAAGACAAATCTTCCAGTGGGTTTATCGTCTGCGAAGTTGTGTGTATTGAAGATGAACGTCTTTGGTCTGTCCCAACAACGTGCCATGCCGTATTTAAAATCCTCAGACCCAAACCAGTATTTCGGATGGATGTCGGGAATGTCTGGGAAGTCTATTACTTTAATCTCGGCATCAAATCCTTCGCTGTTATCCGTATAGCAATAGAAATGAAACTCAAAATTATCTGGAGTATGCTTCTTTGCCATTCGATAAAGACGGTTGACAAACTCAGAAGAATACTTTGTTCCCCATTTACAGCAAACGTAATTAACTCTCATTGCCACAACCTAATAATATTTTCATCAGTGCATTCCATTAATTTAATTTGTGCCTTTGCACTCGGATGCGGAACATTGTCTGTGTTGAACAAACATACCTTAGCATCTTTACGAAACTTAAACCATTCCACATCATCTGGGTGATGCTTTCCACGATTCCAAGAATAGATCCATCCACCTGGAATATCTTTCCAGAAATCTCTCTGTCTCCAGTAATGGTAATTGTCGCTTCCTTTAAAAAAGGTTTTGAATACAGATTGAGAATTCTGCATAACATCTTTATAGATGTGCTCACAAGAAACATTAGGCCATAACATCATGCTCGAATTATAGAACGTGCCTCGAGTATCTATAAACAATCTATCATGTTTCAGTGATTGTGGTTGCCAACGACATTGAATTATTCTTGGTTTTTCAGATAGGTCAATTACCTCTGTTATATCTTCTTGGATTACCACGTCAAGGTCGAAGTAACACCAGTTCCCAGTATAACCAAGCCAATTATGTGAATTAAATACTAAGAACTTTGCACGGTCAAAACAGAAAGTTTCTTCACCAAACCAATATTTGGGATGCAAAATACCATCGTCTGGTATAGGTGCAGTATCACATTCAATTCCCTCGGCGTTATCTGTAAAACACGTGAATGTATAGGAAGATAAGTTCCGAGAAAAATTCTTTCGCACCATCTTATATAAGTTGTTTACATACTTGGCAGAGTACTTGTCGCCCCACTTAATACATACGAAGTTCATCATACTTTTTTTCTGCTCCAGGAAACTGATCTAAACCATTTAACAATGCTATCGTATAAGTTGGGCGATAGAAGAAGGATTCGTTGTGGTCGTCAATTCCATAATAATCTGCACCATAAACAAAAGAATAAATTTCACCCTTTGGAAAGTAATTGAATCTAAAATCTTCATGCCAAAGGAATCTATCATCACCAAAGTATTTAACCATGTAGTAATCAGGATCTGTTTGAAAGTGTTCCCAAATATGATGAACAGTTCCTTCTCTCCACATAACAACACTTGAGTTGTAATTACTCAAGAAACGCATACCATGTGTGTCACCAACATAATCGGGAAACTCTTTATCCTTCCAATAAGTATATACTATTGTAGGAAAATTGTCAATAGAATTCCACAGATGATCAATGTTTTTTTGTATTCTGATATCAAGATCTAAGTAAAGAACATCACCCAATTCCTCCAAAGTATACATCCATATTTTAATCCAATGTCCCTCTATATCTTCAGGCATAGGAATTGCTTTTATTAATGGATCTAGGTCAGTCGGATCATCGGTGATACACGCATAGTTATATTTTCTGCCAGTATCATTTACTATTCTGTTTACGTCTGCAGCAGAATATTTTTCACCATATTTTATCATCAAAATCGTTTGCATAGTATTCTCAGTTATTATAAATATTCTCATATAATTTATAAGGGTTTCTGATGGCACAAATTCAAAATATCTTTATTGACCAAGGAACGACTTTTTCTTTGTCCCTCGCAGTAAATGATCAGAACGGAGATCTAAAGGATCTTACTGGTTATACTGTAGCAGCACAAATGCGCAGATCGTATTACACTACTACTTCTACTAATTTTACTGCAGCAGTTTCTTTACCAGAAGATGGCGAAGTCACTATTTCATTGACTGCGGTGCAAACCTCAGCAATAAAAGCAGGAAGATATGTTTACGATATTGAAATTACAGGCGACGGTGAAACGCTACGAGTTCTTGAGGGGATCGTTGTAATTAATCCAGAGGTAACGAAATAATGGCACTTAACGTTACAGTAGGAACCCCGAATGCAGTTAAAGTTGAAGTGGGAACTTCAAATACTATAAATACAAGTATAGTAAGTAAAAGAACATCAACTAAAATAGAGACGTTAGCGGACGTAGATGTAGAAGGTATTCAAGATGGATATACTTTAGTTTACAATACTGCTACTAACAAATGGGAGGCAGTAGATCCTGCTTTAGATTTGAATTTGGGTATTATAGACGGTGGAACGTTTTAACAACTGAAATAGAAATAATAAACTAAAGGAAACTGACATTATGTCTACAATCATTCAAATTAAAAGAAGTTCGGGCGCAACTGCCCCAGCAACTTCCGCTCTCCTAGAAGGCGAAATGGCATACGCACAAGACGCAAGCAATAGCGGCGCAAGTGCAAAACTTTATATCGAATCAGTAGAAGGTGGTTCTGCCGCAATTCATGCTGTCGGTGGTAAGTATTTCACAGACAAGGTTGATGCTCGTCTTATCGATGCAACCTCATCAGTCGGTGGTAAAGCAACCTTTGCTGAAGGAACATCTAATGGTTCCAGCAAAGTAACTCTAAAGGCACCAGATTCGCTTGCTGCCGATCTTACTCTGATCCTTCCAACCGCAGACGGTACAAACGGTCAGATCCTTACCACAAACGGTTCAGGTCAACTCGCATTCTCTGCACCTGCTTCGTCGTCATTCACAATCAGCGACAACCAAGGAACTCCAAATACTGATTCCTTCTCAACTGGCGGAACTCTGACTTTTGCTGGTTCAGCTGGTGTCAAGACAACAGTTTCAGACAACCAAGTTGCTATCGCTGCTGATATTACTGGTGCTACTGCTCTGACATCACTTGCTGATGCAGACGAATTCCTTGTTTATGATGCTTCGGCAACTGCAAACAAGAAGATTACTGCTGAAGATATTGGCGATTACATCTATGCTGCCGTTTCTGGCGATATTACAATCAGCGAATCAGGTGTTGCGTCGATTGCTGCCAACTCGGTTGCTCTTGGAACTGACACAACTGGTAACTATGTTGCTACTGTTGCTGGAACTGCAAACCAAATTGCTATCACAGGTTCAGGTTCTGAAGATGCTGGTGTAACTGTTGCTCTTACTAATGACGTTACCCTTGTTGGTGACCTAACAGTTGGCGGTAACGACATTAAGGCAAATGGCGGCACAACTTCTATCACTCTTTCGGGTGCAGATGTTTCGGTTGCTGGTGACCTAACAGTTACTGGAAACGACATTAAGTCATCTTCTGCTACTGCTCTAACACTTGACGGTGCAAACGTTGCTGTTGCTGGCGATCTTACTGTAACTGGTAACGACATCAAGTCATCTTCTGCAACTGCTCTGACTCTTGACGGTGCAAACGTTACTGTTGCTGGTGATCTAACGGTTGGTGGTAATGACATTAAGGCATCTGACGGAACTACTGCCCTGACACTTTCAGGCGCTAACGTTACTGTTGCTGGTAACCTTACTGTTTCGGGAACAACAACTACTGTTAACTCGACAACTCTAACTGTTACCGATCCACTCGTATTCGTTGGTAACGACAATAACGCAACTGACGCAGTTGACATCGGTCTGTTCGGTATGTATGATACCAGCGGTTCGCTAGACCTTTACTCAGGTATCTTCCGCGATGCTTCGGACGGTAAGTGGAGACTCTTTAAGGATTCACAAGCTGCTCCAACCACAACTGTTAACACAGCGGCAACTGGTTACACCATTGCTACTCTTGTTGCTAACCTTGAAGGCGGAACTATTTCTTCGCTTGCTTCGGCAATCAGCGTTCCAAACGGTGGTACTGGTGCGGCAACGTTTACTGCTAACGGTGTTATGTTCGGTAATGGTACTTCTGCACTCGGAGTTACCGCTGCGGGAACTGCGGGTCAAGTTCTTCTATCTGGTGGTTCAGGCGCTGCTCCTTCGTTCGGCAATATCGACGGTGGAACATACTAATATATAAAGGGAGGGGAATTTCTCCCCTCCCACTTTTTTTGGAGATAGATAATGGATCAAACAAAATTTATTAACTCGTATATTGCAAATCTTGCAGAACGACTGAAGGCGTTAACACTTGATAATATCATGCTGAATACACAACTTACGATGGCGAATGAAACCATTAATGAGTTGCAGAAAAAGATTCAAGTTTTAGAAGATATCCAAGCAATACCAATTCCTAAGTCCGACTACATGGGTCTTGATGGTAAATTGAAATCTGATTACAGTTACACTGGTGCAGAAGAACCCTACCTCGTTGACGATGCGGAACAAAATGAGAAGGAAATTTTAAATGACAGCGGCGGCAACGATAGTCCAAGTAAAGAGAAGTGAAACTGCTAATGCAATACCCACTGCAGGACAACTTGCAATAGGCGAACTCGCAGTCAATTTGACTGACAAAAAAATATTTTCTAAGAAAACTGACGGAACAATCGTTTCTATCGGCGGTGTTGGAGTTGATGGTGGAGATGGAACTACCTCGGTAGGCACAATCGCTTTTTCTGATACTGCATTCAGCGACTTCTTCGTTGATACATCAACTACACCTGGAACAGCAATTGTTCGCCTCAATCAGATAACCGATCTTGACTATGGATTGATTACTGATGAAGTAGCAGCATATAATGCAGTTGATTACGGGAGCATCGCATAATGGCAGCAAGAGTAAAACTGAGAAGAGGTACTTCTACTCAGCATAATACCTTTACTGGCGCTGAAGCAGAAATTACTGTGGACACTACAAACAATACGATAAGGGTGCATGATGGTTCCACTGCTGGTGGTCATCAATTGTTGAAAACCACTCTAGCAAACATAGCAGATGGTGCCATTCTTGATGGTGGAACATATACTACCTAAATAGGGTGGACTAGGAGATACAAATGGCAACTATTTTACAACTTAGAAGAGGGACTACCGTTCAGCACTCTACCTTTACGGGTGCTGTCGGCGAAGTCACAGTAGACACAACAAAAGATACAGTAGTTGTTCATGATGGTACCACCGCTGGTGGTAAACCTCTGGCAACAGAAGCATTTGTTACTTCGGCAATTCAGACTAAAGATAACACTGACGAAATCACAGAAGGTTCAACAAACCTCTACTTTACAACTACCAGAGCAAGAGATGCATTTAGCGCAAGCACAGGTATTAGTATTACTAGTGGCGCAATTTCATCCACCATTACTCAATATACAGATGCTCTTGCCCGTGGTGCTGTATCTGTAACTGACTCTGGTGGTGATGGTTCACTAGCATATAACAGTTCGACGGGTGTAATTACTTATACTGGTCCAAGTGCAACAGATGTTCGCGCTCATATCAGCGCTGGAACTGGTGTTACTATTACCAGCGGTCAAATTGCTATTGGTCAGGCAGTTGGGACTGCATCTAATGTTACTTTTAATGATGTCACGGTAAGCGGCAATCTAACTGTTTCTGGAACCACAACTACAGTAAATACCGAAACAATCAATCTTGCTGATAATATCATTACTTTAAATAGTAACGAAGCGGGAACTCCTTCACAAAATGCTGGTATCGAAGTCGAACGTGGTACTTCTACTAATGTTGCATTTCAGTGGAATGAAACCAGTGATGTCTGGGAATACACAGTAGATGGCACCAACTATATTCCAGTTGTTGGCACTACAGCAACGCAAACTCTTACAAACAAGACTCTAACAAGTCCTGTAATTGGTAGTATTGTTAACACTGGTACGCTGACTTTACCAACAAGCACGGATACACTGGTCGGACGTGCTACTACTGATACATTAACCAATAAAACAATCAGTGGTGCATCAAATACCCTATCGAATATCGGCAATGCTTCTCTAACAAATAGCAAAGTCACAATTGGTTCGACAGATGTAAGTCTTGGCGGAACTGTAACAACCTTTGCTGGATTGACTTCGGTCACTTCAACTGCATTCGTGGGCGCTCTCACAGGTAATGCGTCATCCGTAACTAACGGTGTCTATACTACTGATACTAGTTCAGTTACCAATACGATGCTTGCTGGTTCAATTGCTAATAATAAACTAGCAAACAGCGCAATCACTTTAGCAGGAACTGCAGTTTCTCTGGGTGGATCGTTTACCGCTACGAATATGCTTGATGCAATTAAAACCGTTGATGGTACTGGATCTGGTCTAGATGCGGATCTTCTTGACGGAAACTCAAGCGCATATTTCAGAATCAATATCTATGATGCAGCAGGAACTCTATTGAATTAATTATGACAACAGTAATCCAACTCAAAAGAAGTGAAACTTCTAATGCAGTCCCCACCGCAGGACAAATTGCAGTCGGAGAACTTGCAGTAAACTTAGCAGACGGAACATTATATTCTAAAAAAACCGACGGAAGTATTATCGAAGTCGGTGGATATAATCCAGATTTCTTTACTATTCCAGGAACAATCGATTTAGGCGATCTTGCAGGGGTAGATCCTACAGTGTATGACATGGGATCATTATAAATAGTCCGAAATAGAGGATAACAAATGACCATTTCATCCAGACAAGGACTAATTGATTACTGCCTTCGTAGACTTGGGTTTCCAGTAATTGAAATTAATGTCGACGAAGATCAAATAGAAGATCGTGTCGATGATGCACTACAGTATTTTCAAGAATACCATTTCGATGGTGTTGAAAGAACTTATCTGAAGCATCAAATCACGGGCAACACTCTCAAATTTAGTGGACTAAGTTCTCCGTCATTTGAACTCGGCGAAAAAATCGTCGGGGAAACATCAGGTGCATCTTGTTATTTACTTTCGCTTAATGGAACTACTGCCACAACTGATACGACAAAGGGTGTATTCCAAGCAGGTGAAAATGTAACTGGTCTTACTTCAGGGTTCACTCGCGCACTTGCGACGACAAACTTCTATACTCCAGGTGATGTAGATAAACAATATATTCCTATTCCAGACTCAGTAATTGGCATCATCAAGATGTTCAATTTCAATGCTCCTGGAGATGGTATGGAAAATCCAAATAACATGTTCAACTTGGTCTATCAATTTAGACTTAACGACATGTATAATCTTTTGGCAGCAGACCTTATCTACTATGCGCAAGTTAAAACAACTCTGCAAATGTATGACCAGATTTTTCCTGGACAGCGTTCGATTAGGTTCAACAGAAAAACAGATAAACTTTATATCGACGTAAATTGGAACGATACTTTCCAAGTCGGTGACCACATTATCGTCGAGTGTTATCGTATTCTAGATCCATCAGAATATACTAAAGTCTATAATGACATGTTCTTGAAAATGTATACCACTGCATTGATTAAACGTCAATGGGGTGAGAACATGAAGAAGTTCGGTGGAATCCAACTTCCAGGTGGTGTTGTTCTAAACGGTCAACAAGTCTATGACGAAGCAGTCGACGAGATTAAACAAATCGAAAACGAAATGCAACTCAAGTCGGAACTTCCTGTCGATTTTTATACAGGATAATAGATGCCTACTAACTTCTACTTTCAATCTGGAAATACATCGGGAACCACAAACGAACAACGTTTGGTGGAGGATCTTGTCATTGAAAGTTTGAAGATTTATGGTCACGATGTTTACTATCTTCCGAGAACTATTGCTAACCAAGATCCAATTTTCGGCGAAGATCCTCTATCATATTTCAGTCAATTCTATCCTCTGGAAATGTATCTAGAGAATGTAGAAGGATTTGAGGGTGAGGGCGATCTGTTCACTAAGTTCGGATTTGAGTTTAGAGCATCTGCAAGTTTTGTAGTTTCTAAGAGACGTTGGGAAGAATCAGTCGCGAATAACGCCGAGAATCTACAACTGACAACAAGACCGTCAGAAGGTGACATTCTATATTTTCCAAAGACCAAAACTTTCTTTGAAATCAAGTTTGTTGACTTTCTTAATCCGTTCTACCAACTAGGCAAGATTAACGTATTCAAACTGAAATGTGAAGTCTTCGAATATAGTTCTGAAAGATTTATTACTGGCAATCCAGAAA